GTATTCATAGCACCGGTGTTAGTGATTTTACCAATGATCAAACTAGCATCATATGCTACACCTTGAACACCTACACCATTTTTAGCTGCTGCCGCAATTCCCGCAACATGAGTACCATGGCCAACTTTATCAACGATAGTACCACTGTTGCTGAAGTCCTTAATCGCTAGGATCTTGTTTTTAAATTCATCACTACTGGTGTCAATGCCTGTATCTAGTACAGCAATAACACTGCCCTTACCTGTGTAACCTCGGGCATATGCGGCGCTAGCCTTAACTACATCAAGGCTACGGCTTAGTGAATATTCTGTAGTCTGAGCATAAGCCAAACTAGAACAGGCCAATGCTACGCTTGCTGCCAACATTTTGAATTTCATATCATATCCCTTAAGAATTATTCCCAGCGTAGGGAAAAGTGAATCGCATCTTTACTATCAAGAAAACAAAAATCCATATAATCTTGCGTCAGTGTGGTTACATATTTAGAGCCCGGCGTACCATAATTTTCAAGCGCCCAAATACAAACTTGATCCCAATCGGTGACAGTCATATTCTTACGCCACGGAATACGAACCTTAAATTTATAAACCGATCGCATTTAGTAAGTCCTTAATATCACCAACTACTTTTGGATCACGCCTAAATCGTAATGTCCACTGCTCGGGACTTATGTAATCAATGATAAGTTTAACATGGTCTGGATTTATTGTATCTAGAAAATGGACACCTGACTCACTTTGGTACAACATCCATGGGCTGATTTTACCTTTGGTTACAGCATAGCAGATTTTGTTTTTGTTGCCATATCTTAGGTAATCCTTATGTTGGATTCTTTCCAACTCGGCGAATTTCATAGTAGTTTCTACACTTCTATGAATAGCATCAAATGGATCTTCACTACGCAAATATTCTATTAAGAACCTAGTATAAACAGAATCATGACACCATTCATCAATTTTAATTTGGTCTTTTAATAACCAATCTAGGTATCTACTTACATTGATAACATTTACTTCAGTACAATATAAACCAAACTTTGCGAAGGCTGTGTAATAAGGATTACGAATAAATTCTTCGTAGGTTTTATATTTTTTAGATGCGCTATTTTTCTTGTAGAATTCTAACCAAGCCTGAAAACCTAATCTATTACTTTGCTTGTCTTTTTCTAACCAACGATGTTTATATTCACATATATGTTTTAATACCGTGGATTCACGAATAAACTCCCGTTTACAAAATTCACAGCCAAATTTAGTATTAATCGTTTCCTCTGTCTTTTTCATACTGCTCAATATCCATATCTGTTATTAACTGATTCAATACCTCTACATCTTCAATTTTAATATTAGGATATACTTGACTAAGATACATTTTTCTTTTTTGATTTTCTACAAACTCAGTAGCCATTTCCTGTAAATCATCTTTATTTAATTTAGGATATATTTTTGCGTAGTAGTCTTTAATGTCTTTTACTTTTGCTGCCGTTTTTAATTTGCTAATATTAGAACTGATATTAGGAATCCATTGATGAAACTGTTTACCAATACCTGGACTAGCCGCACAAAGCATTAGCCATTGTAATTTAGGATGCTTTTGAACATTTTCATTAAACATATGTTTGTTGGCATAATAATCAGTGCTACTAACATAATAGTTTTGTAAGTCTTTATTACCTTTAACCGCACTCATCCACATCAACATCATATACGGAACAAACTTCCGTTGTTGTTCCTGTGTAAGTCTATCATAATAACCATAGTCTTTTTTATCTAATGCGGCTAACGCATTAAACAAATCAAAGTCTTGATTTTCAAATTTCTCATCAATAGGTATATCGGCTTTTTTCATTAGAATGATTGATTATAGTCTACTATTTCACAATTCCTACTAATTTCTTTTACAAAATAAACGCACATGGGTTTCTCACAGTCTTCAATAGGTACACAAAGAAACTGCCCGTTCTTTAACCTAGGCGCATACCAAGTTACATCATGATAAACATCTACGATTTCAATTGGTTGAAATGATGGTCTAAATGAAGTCAATGGATTAAATTCAAATGCTGAAAATCCCCTATCATTGACACTAGTCAATGGTAGAGTTTCCAAATCACCATGATCCTTTTCTCCAATTAAGATTTGCCAATCTACGGGCATTTTAATTGTATGGTTACCTATCTGTAAGACTAGTGCAGGAGCACTAAATGATTCCAAAAAGATAAGAGGGATATAATGGTAATCTACATTGCTAGGGTTACTATTATCTAAGATAGCAAACCTAAAGTCATCTACTTCATCGGGTAGATTTTCTAAATTATATTTAATGTTGTCTAGTAATAATATGTTCATGGTAATACTATATCACCTATACTTAAGTTTTTCAATATCAAATGGATATGCGGCTTCTTTATAAAAGACCTTTCTTTGCGTTAAATGTTTTTTGGCAAATTTACAACTACTAGTTATGTCCCAGATTTGTACGAAGTCCTTGTCTTCAGCCTTTCTGATTCCGCGTCCAATAGATTGTATAACCCTAACAAAGCTTTTTCCGGGCTCCAAAAGAACCAAATTAAAAATCCTAGGAATATTAATACCCACACTGGCCACACCATAAGTCGCCACAATAATCTTGTCAGTAGCAGTTGCCACTTCATCATACTCTTCCTTTCTTTCCGTTAGTTTGGTTTCGCCACTTACAAATACACTATTAGGTAATCGTTCAATTAATTCTTTTCCTGCATTTACTCTATCAACTAACACTAGAGTATTACCAGTTTCTTTAACTTTTAAAATTAATTGAGCAATAGTATCAAGTCTATTTTTATCTTCTAGCAAATGTTTAAGTTCACTTTGATAATTAGTAAACTCTACTTCATCCTGCAATTGTACAATATTAACATGGCATCTTGCCAATACACCTTTATCTTGTAATTCACTGGCTGTTAGTTTGCCAATAACATTACCTAAACTAACGAATAATGATTGCGCTTCATGTTTGGCTTTAGGTATAGTACCAGTTAGTCCCCAACGAATTGGAACACATGCCATTGGACCTGTTAGCAATGCCTTAAGTCCATCTGCCTTGGCACTATGGACCTCATCAACCATTACACAAACTACACCCTCAATGAATTCACCGATAGTAATATCCGCTTCACCTGCCTTAGTTGCTTTAAGCATATTATTAAGGCTTTGCCAAGTACAGATTGTATGTTGTTTACCTATTTCTTTTCGGTCACCAAAGTAAACCCCTACATCCAATCCTAAATTTCTATAATCCGCTTCCGTTTGTACTACTAGGCTTTTGTTAGGTACGATTACAATGCTACGTCCATAGTCTTGTACGCTATAACTTAGTGCGGCTGTAGTAATAGTTTTACCTGCGCCTGTTGCTACCTCTTGAATACTTTGTGGATTGGATAAAAAGTTATTAATAATCTCTACTTGATAATCACGCAGCATAATTGATTCACCGACTTTAGGATGTCCAGTTGGCCATTTATGCGTTTCAAATGCGTTTTCGGCTACTTTGTTGAAAGCAAAGGTAGTAGTGTATTCCCTGTTATCTTCTAATTCAATGTCATATCCTGCACGATCCAATAAAGGAAGAATTTCAGGTAGTAGATTAATATAAGTTGTTCCACCTAAACTAAAAAATGAAATTTTACCATTCCATCTGCCAAGTTTATATGATGGTCTAAATCTAGCAGAAGGATCTTCATATTCAAACATCTTCATTAATGTTTTACGGTCGGACAATTCTAGTCCTTCCAGTTTAACATTAACCTCGTCCTTAATTATAATTTTACATTTTTTCATTTAATTGTGATTGGAGTTGAATTTTTCATTCTAATAATTTTCCTAAATTGATAGTTGTACAACATTGTTGGCGAATTACTACTTAGTATTAATAATACACTTTTTGATTTTGATCGTTCTGAATTGGCAGAATATAATCTAAGTTGAATGTTTAGATTTCTTAATATTCTATCTATAGTTTCTGTAATATACATGAAGTTTTTGTTTGCTGTGCCTGCATAACACACAGTGTCACATTCTAATTCCTGTAACCATTGTCCTACTAAATCAAAATTTATAAAGTCAATTGTAGGTTCATATTCACTAGCAAATTTTAATTTCTCATTGCCATTAATAATCTTGTTATCTATTTTTACACCAAGCTCGGTTAATTGAGATAGACATTTAATATCGTTAGACAATTCAATATCTTTAATCGCTTCATCTAAAAAAGAATTAGATGCGGCTATTATATAACGATCATTAAATGGAACAAGAGTAGGTTCCCAATACGATGCGTCATATTGCTTAACTGTATTTAACAAATTATTGGTCACTTCGCAATGAGTAATGGCTTTGTAATGTTCCTGCGAAACCGATACTATCACCTTTAATGCATGGGTACTAAAAGGTGATTCGTATCTTTTTAAATCTTTATTCCATACAAATGTATTAACTAAATTATCTTTCCTTAATCCTACCAAGAAATGTTTATTGAACGGTGCTCTAAAATAGATATGATTATTTTCTATCGTAATTTGAGCATTGGTAAATTCAGGAGTACTGGAAATAATTTTAGTAGCCCATGGCATGTGTTCAATCATACCCTGCGTTATTTTATGTTTATCCAATTGTTTTTTATATTTCTTTGTTAATAGATTAAACAGTTTAATTTGGTTTGAAGTTAATGCCTTATCTCTAATACAGGAAATCATATGCATATTATGTACGAACCTAAGGTCGTTCATACTTAACCGCATCATTCCGCATTGCATAAAATATAGTAGTTCTTCCTTGGTAGTTACTTTTATCATCCTACAAGTATACGCTAGTCCAAAAAATTAATCAAGTTAAAAGGCAAAAAAAGGGGGATTTCTCCCCCTGAAAACCAGGAACATTTATTAACCGCGTTTCATCACCGTGCTTTCAGCAAGGACACGCCAGTTAGTCGGAGACACTTTAGTCAGATCCGCAATCTTTAGTGCCATGCGTAGCGACAACTCACGGAGTTTGGATTTGTTTGCTTCCATGAAGTTGAGGATCTGCTCACCCTCGTCAGCGTCAAAATCATAGTCACGGAACAAACCACCGTCGCAATCACGATGAACCTGCTTGATACGAAGAATCTTATCACGCTCCGTGTCAATCGTCAGGTCAAGAAAGTGACAACGACTCTGCAAAGCCTCGAGGTGATCCTGCAGTTTCTTAGACTTGAGGTTCTCAAACTTCAAGTTAGTAATAAAGATTGCCGAACCTTTGAATTCAAACGCCTCGGGCACTCCTTCACGGCGAAGCATAGAGCTATCTGAGTTCCAGCAAATGCGCCGACGCTTACCACTGTCAAGGGCAGCCTTGAGAATGTTAAGAGCCAAGTCATCTTGAAAGACCGAATCGCAATCGTCAAATACCAAAACGTTCTTTGGATCAGAGTACTTGTACAGTGTGCAGTACAGTCCAATCGGGGTCATTGCACCTTTGACAATTTCAAAGCGTACACGCTTTCCTGCAATTTTGTCAAACATTGCAGCCTTTTCCAA